ACGGACCAAATAATGCTTGAGCCTCCGATAGGATTCGAACCTACGACCCACTGATTACAAATCAGTAGCTCTACCAACTGAGCTACAGAGGCAAATACAGGATACGTTTTGGCTTCAAAGTTGCAGTTTGATAAAATTTGCTGTATGTATCCTTGTAGGGAAGACAGGATTCGAACCTGCGATCTCCTGGTCCCAAACCAGGCGCGATAACCGGGCTACGCTACTTCCCTATATGTTGCCCCCAAAGGATTCGAACCTCTACACTGTGGACCAAAACCACATGTCCTGCCATTAGACGAGAGGGCAATTTAAAGCGGAAAGAGAGGGATTCGAACCCCCGATACCTCGCGGTATGCCGGTTTTCAAGACCGGTGTAATCAACCAACTCTACCATCTTTCCGTTGGTACCTCAATATGTCAAAGAACGAATTTGAAATTCTATTCTAAACAAATATAACTCATTCAATCTATTTCTGAAAGAGACCCATAAAAAAAGCCTCCCGGAATTTTTTATCCAGGAGGCTTGATTATGTAAGTGTTTTATCTCATCAGCTCCTGCCTGGACTTGGTGTAATTGAATCCGCCTGTGGAAAATTCTTCTCCACATTACTAAGAATCCAATATGTACATCCGTGCAGTTGCATTGAAATTGTTTTTATTTGTTAATTATATATACACACATAGTGTTTGTTTCACATATGTGAGATTTTGAGCGGAAGACCGGGTTCGAACCGGCGACCCCGACCTTGGCAAGGTCGTGCTCTACCAACTGAGCTACTTCCGCAGAATCAGGATGCATTGGGTTGTAGTTTACAAGTCTAGTCCAAAGTTGCTGTATGCATCCTTTTTGGTGGAGGTGATGGGATTCGAACCCATGTCCGACTAAGGAACCTAAATCCCTCGTTCACAAGCTTAGGCCATTTTTCTTAATGGCCAAAATAAATGGTTCCTATTTTGACATTGTTACCAATAACTGTGTCGAGTTCACTTGTAATAAGGTAGCCCTCTGAACGAAACCTTGTATTCTCATTCTTTTTAATATCTCACGATGAGTGCGAGACTGACTAGGCTGCTACAGCGTAATCAGCACCAATGAAAGCCATAGCGTCTTCCCAGGTGAATGAAGATTTCTCTTCGCCTTTTATTGTGTGATAGGTGTTTAAGGATTTCCATCTAATCCTGCTTGCATCAGTAACCTAATTTCAGCTTAACCGTCAAAACCTGGTCACCCCCAATATGTTAAAGAACGTACCTTTATTTATATAATCGCGGTTAACGATTGTTTACTGGAGTTCTCCAAGATTCCATTTGTTCACGACGATTCTTTTGAATCATATCCCATTCCATGCGATCGTATAGAACATAGGAATACTTCCATCCACAGTCATCATCGTAATCAGAGTCTTCTTCTACCACGATAGAAGGACCAAGGATTTCTTGAAGAGTTTTCCAATCGGTTGGTCTCCAATACCCAAAGCGAAGGTAATTATGATTACCGCCGCCGAAGATACGACCTACCTCAAATTGCCCGAGGGCTTCTTCAATCTGTTTAAGTTTTTCAATGTCTATTTTCATTTTTCTAAAATTACAAAGTTACCAAATTCGCGATCAAATACCTGAATGAGATTATCATAATCTCCACTCATCATTTCAGTGATTAGGTTCTGTGATCTTTCGCGTTCCCATCCGAGTTGTTTTGCAAAATTCTTTGCATAACCCATAAGTGCGAATGCATTTCCATCAGGACCTGTGAGGTCGATTACAATAGGTGCAGTTCTTTCGTGTTTTTCTCGTATCATATTACATGCATTGATAAGTTTCAGACTTAGACCAGTATTCATAGAATGCGGCAGCAGATTCTGTAACTTCAGTAAGCTTAATACTTTTGAAGTAGACTCGGTTTCCAAAGACAGACTTTAGATTGACAGTATTTTTTGTGCAGTTTGATACCCGGTAGAATCCACCTTGGTATGTTACGATTGATCCTTTGTTAATTTGATTTTCCATATCCGTTTAATTTTATATAAATATAAAACAAATTTTTGGGATTTGAAAATTTTTGGGAGACTTTTTTCTCTCCAGATGAAAAAAGTTATTAACAATTTAGAATGGCATTGGGGACTCTGCCTTTAGCTTTTCTACAAGCTTTCTTGCAATGATTTTGGTTTCTTTTGCAAATTCACCTTTATCAATCATCCATTCAATATATCTGGTGTCAGCTTCATAAACTTCTTTAAAAGGTTTACCTGCCCATTTTCCAAAATTAAAGATGATTTCTTTTTTACCGTTGATTTCGGCAAACTTAAACTTACCGCTTAGGTCAACTTGCGTTTGGCGAGACTCATTAACTACCTGGTCAATTTCGGCAGCAGATCCTGGCATATCATATAGATTGCGTTGTGCCTGGAAGATTTCCATTGTTGCACGAATATCTGCTTCTGCACGGTGTGCACCGTCTAAAGTTTTACCAGTGTACTTGGTGTATGCAGTACTAAGGTCTCGTCTTTCGTATTTAGAATAGATTAGGAACGGATCAATAACGGCCTTACCGCGAGGATTAAATACAAGACCAGCTCGCATAAATTCTTCAGTAAGCATTGGGATATCAAAGTAAAGTGCATTATAACCACCGAGGTCGCTATCACCTATAAAGTCCATAACTTCTTTGGCAATATATTCAAACCTATCCTGGTCTTCGAGCATATCTGGTGTGATTCCATGTTTATCAATCGCTTCTTGGCGCCATTCAATACCAGGCCCAGGATTTACGAGTGTATAAAAAGATGAGATCTCATTACCTTCAAAATCAGTTTTGATCATACAGATCTCAATAATCCTATCTGTTGCTGTGTTAACACCAGTAGTTTCTAAATCAAACCAAACAATACTCTTATCCATAATTACTATACTTTTAGTGGAACAATCCGTTAATTTTATATAGTAACCAGATAACTTAGTTTTAGGTTTCTAAGAAAAAGATTTATTATGTACCTTCGGTAGGAATGAGTACGGCAATTTTTCCAGGTAAACCACTCATTGTAGAATTTAGGTTACCTAAAGTAGTATTAATACTTCTAAGAGTTACTGAAAGACCTTTATCTCCGCCTCCACCGCCAGCATTACCATCAGATGTTGTTGTGGTGGTAGCAGTAGAAGTATTACTTTGATTTAACGCATCTCTAATGTCTTCGACGGCACTAAGTAATTGAGCATATGCAGCTGCATTGTTACTTAATTCACCTGCGCCCTTAAATAGATTTGCAAATGATTCTGCTTTATCTGCATCTATCTTATTAATAGCGGCAGCCATTTTATCCATACCTTCAGCAGCTTTATGAATAAGACCTTTAGCAGCATTTTTAGATATCTCAGAAATAAATCCTTGCATATGATCTACTTGGGACTTAAACTTAGGCTTTTCATAATAATATGTAAAAGTATCCCCAATTGATGTAAAGATTGATTTAATACTTTTTGCAATTGCCTCAGGATTCTTAAGACCTGTAAATGCTTGTAAACCTTGTGCAATATTTTCTAATTCTTTACCTGCACCCTTTACATTTTCAATACCTTTTTGTACAAGATTCTCATCCCAGCTTATACCAAACAGAGAACTTATACCTGTTGAATCTTCCTGTTCTTTACCACCTATCATTGCAAATGCATCACCTACAAACATAAGGGTATTTTTAATTGAATATCCTAACTTTTCAAAATCAACATTGTTAGATATCATATCCTGAAAAGACTTAAGACCATTTGCAATTGAATTAAGTTGTTCGCCTGCACCTTTTACATTTTCAACACCTTTCTGTACAAGATTTTCATCCCAGCTAAAAATAAACCAACCGTCCTCTTGTTCCATACCTCCGATTGCAGCAAAAGCTTCTCCTACAAAGGTAATTGATTTTTTAACGGCATCTGCTAATTTATCCCAATTAATGTTTTGATCAACCATCTCTTGGAATGTTTTGAGGCCAGTTGCAATGTTAGTAAGTTCTTGACCTGCACCTTTCACAGAATCAATACCTTCAGCAACTTTATTCTTTTCAATTCCAAAAAGAGATCCCATAATTCCACCAGCCTGTACATTACCTTGACTTGCAACTGCAGCAAAGGCTTCACTAACAAAACCTACGGTATTTGTAACAGCATAACCCAATGTACCAGGAGCATATCTTCCGTTTGCATCAGGTTGTCCAAAATTAACACCGCTATCAATTAATGCCTGGAATGATTTAAGACCTTCAGCAATATCTTTAAGAGCAGCGCCAGTTCCCATAACCGATTGGATACCTTCTTGTACTTTATTTTGTTTAACATTAAATAAAGTATCAAAGAAACCTCCACCTTGAACATTACCTTCATTGGCCACAGCGGCAAAAGCAGTTCTAATAAATCCTACTGTATTTGTAACGGCATAACCTAATGTCCCTTCTTCATAATTACCATTGCCATCAGGTTGACCAAATTTAACCCCACTATCAATAAGAGATTGGAATTCTTTAAGACCTTGAGCAATATCTTTCAATGCTCTACCGGCACCCATAACTGATTCTATTCCTTCTTCAACAGAATTTGCTTTAAACCCAAACATTTGTCCAAAGAAGGATGTGCTTGGTACTTGTTTCTCTTGCCCAGCCAATGCAAATGCAGTAGTAACACCATTTAACATTACTACTAATTCTTTGGACAATTCATCATTCCATCCAACTTCCTTAAACTTATTAAGACCAAATGATAATGTTGCCAATGCAATACCCGCGGCAGTAAAACCAGCGGCTGCTTCAACCATTCTAACAGCATCAACTGCACCAGTAATAGCACCACCTAATTTAGCGAAGAAACCTTCATCGGCATCGGCATTACCTAAGAATGCAGATTTAACACCAACTAAAGTGGTAGTCATGGCAGAAGCGTCTTCTTCAGTAAAACCTACTGCTTTAAATGCAGCCAAACCGCCAGATAATATGGCTAAAGATATTCCAACTGCAGCAAATGCACCAGCCCCGGCTAATATAAATAATGCCCCAACTCCAGCTGCAGCAAATTCTAAACCTAATGCTAATAGGATTCCAGATTGTACACCTACATCTTCCAGAGTCATATCCTCTGTTACCTTGGCAAACGGTAAATATCCAAGACTAAATACAAGTAATCCAAGTCCCATAGCAGCAATACCAATAGCACCTTGAATTAATTGACTAAATACTAAACCTGCACCGGCAGTAACAAGACCAATTCCTGCAATAATAGCAGCCTGTGTTCCTAGTCTTTCAAGAGTCATATCCTTAGTTACCATTGCAAACACTAAGTACCCAACAGAAAATACTATTAAGCTTAATCCCATGATTAATAAACCAACCGCTCCTTTTCTGATTTGTTTATCAAATAGTCCTATAAGAGCAAATGCTCCACTTATAAGAACAAGAGTTCCTACCATTGCTAGCAGAATGATTGGGTTTAATAAGATAAATAGAGAAGCTAAAGCAAATAGAACTAATCCGGCCGCAAAGAAAACTAATGATCTTCCCATTAATAAAAGAGCTCGTGCTCCTTGCCTAATTGGTCTATCAAATTTACCTAATAATGCAAATGCCCCTGCAAAGAGTACTACTGTTAATAATATAACAGGAGCCATAACAAGTCCTACTATAGAAGCAATAGCAACTAACACCAACCCTTTTGCAAATTTAATTAGAGAATCTCCCATCATGCCTAATGCATCGGCACCCTTACTTATCACTTTACTTTTATTTCCTAACATTTCAAATGTAGGAAGTAATATCTTTAATGTAGCTTTAAGTAAAAGAGCACCTACATATCCTGGTATAAGTAAGAATGCAGCGGCAGCGAGCCCTCTTGCAAACTTACCTATGTTTGCTGCTATTTTTTCAAACGCTTCTGAGCCTTCTTTAATCTTTTTTGTATCTAATTGATCAAATACAGCAAGGATTTCGGTAATAGTTGATGAAAACTTTTTAATTGCACCTTTAGGTACCAACATAAATGTTAATAAACCAAATGCCAAAGAAGAAGCACCGCCACCTAACATTTTGATGGCTTCTGCCCCTTCTTTAAGTTTATCTTTATCTACGGGTTTACCTCCTACAGATATTGCACCGTTTTTCGTATTTGTAGCAATCTGTTTTAATAAATCTGTTTGTACTTGTAATTCAGCTACAATTGCTTGACTTAACTGCCCACTACTTCCACCGGCAACAGCAGCAACCACAGCATCTAATTTTGATGCAGTTTCTTCAGTCGACTTTGCTATCTTGGTTAGAGGATCCATAAGATCCTTTAAGGTTACTACTGCCATTCATGGAGTTATTTTATTAGTTAACGTCAACCGTCCAGCCGTTACCTTCTAGGACCGCTTTAGCAGCAAGACCAGTTGCGCTAGGAGTAGCATTAGTTCCTCCGTTTAACTCAACATATCCACCTGATACACCGTTTGTAGAAAGAGCAACTAAGATGTTATCTACCGCTTCTTCCGTTAGGTCACAGTTATATGCTAATATATCATAGCCGCCATTACCTAGAGGTTGACTGCTATCAATAATTATCTCGGTTAAATCTGTATTTCCATTAAGATCAAATCCAGTTAATGAAGGTAACATTGATATGTCAAGACTACCTGCAATAAGAGATTGGTCAGCATCAAAATATTCAAGATTAACTAATCCTACAAGATCTGGGAATCCACCTGAAAAATCACTATCGTCTACACGAAGCTCAATTAAATTATAGCAACCTGATAAATTAACAGAAGTTAATGATGGAGTGTTTGTATCAACAAGATCACAGTCACTTATATCAATATATGTAAGGTTTGTTAAACCAGAAAAATCTACACTTTCTAACGCGTTATAGTCTGCCCTGAATTCTTGTAAATTAGCAAGGGTTTGTAAACGTGATATTGACTTAATAGGTGCATCACCATCACCAGGAAAATTTAATTGCAAGATTTTTAGAGGATCATCAAAGTATACTTTAACTGTGTAATCGCCAATCTCATCATATGTATGGTCTTCGCTGTAATAGCCACCACCACCTGAATCCACATGTACAGTACCATCACCCCATTCAATTGTAAATTCAATAGGTTCACCGGTAGAAGTAAAATCAAATTCAAAGTAAGTACTATCAAAGGTATTTACTACAAATTCCAATGAAGGTGTTCTACCACCCCCACCGCTACTCGAATCCCCTGTTGCAGCAACAGCTGACATATTTCTAACCGCTTCTTGTAATGCCTGTGTTCTAATTTCAGAAAAAGCAGCCTGGCTCTTTGCCTGAATTTCTTTAATGATTTGTTCTCTATTCATTATCGTAAATCTTTATTTATATATTTAGAATCGTGGCATACTTATCTTAGGCATGGAAGGTTGTTTATATCCAGACATATTTTTATTCATGTTTGTAGCATTTTTCTTCATACCAGATAAATTATACTTATCTTCTGCGTCTTGATTTTGTTTCTTTTCTTCATCATTACGCTCTTTAATAATTTCATTATAGATTTCAAGAGTATATTCAAATTCATAATATGGAAGCATGTCCAGCTCAGTAGGCTGAACATGTAATTTTTCCATAAGTAATACTCTGATCTTATAGAAGTTCAGAAGAGATATCTTGAATAATGAACAGAGATTTGATTCCCCCGGGAAAGGAAAGCGGAACTGTGACCTCCGCGCCACAAGATTGACATGGGTAAACAAATTCAGGTTTAATACCTATTTTCATTTTTTCCACCAATCTAAAAATTATTGAATATTTTCCAGAATCCCAGCCTTGAAAAGATGTCATAGCAGAGAAGATTTGTTTTTCATCAAATCCACGCCATTCTCTTTGTACATAAGGAAGTATACCGAGAGAAGATTTATCCCACGATTTATTTTCTTCCTCTCTCTTTCTTGCCCAATCAGTAATAGCTCTCATAACACCGATTGTAGGTGGTGCTAATACTAATTCACCGTGGTTTTTGGTTGGAATGGTGTAGCATTTATTTACAGAATCATAATACTTTTCAATAAGATCATCTACTTCATTAAACTGAAGATTGGCTGTTTTTAATTCTACACTATCCTGTGACTTACATGAACCTGAAGTACATTTCTTTTTACCTACAGGCATCATTAATTTAGCTTCACCATTTTTGAATGTAAGCTCTCTGATTGAAAGTAAAACATAAATACGGTCTTCTTCAAGAATATCACGGTATGATCCTCTTTGGTTTCCGTACATGATTTTAGTACAGCCTACTAGAATAGAATTTAGTTTTTCATCTACGTCTCTAATGTTTTCTTCATCGATTGTAGAGAAATCTCTAATCTCTCCAACTCTTGCAGCTCTAATATGAATTTCAAAATCTTCACGATAAAATTTACCAGCAGAAGGAAGATTCCCTAAATCTAACTTCATATATCCAGTTAATTCCTGAATTCTTCTAATCTCAGGATCATCTGGTGAAGTGATTCCCATCCCTTTAGTTGGATCAACTTTACCTAAATTTGTAATTTTACCATCATTAACTACTGTTGCTGGTTGAATGCCTTCTGCTGCTTCAAACTCTTTTTTGATATTTTCTTCGTGATTACTCATGTTATTTGTTTTTTGTTAATTGTTTTTCTGGTGAAGTTTCTTCTACGATATGTTCAACAATAATGTTTCTAACATATCTTGAAATGGGAATCGGTCTAATACCAGATTCCATTGATTTTTGAATGATAATAGTATTTAAGTTATCTTCATCCTCGGGTGTTAAAAGAACCTGTAATTTTTTTGTTAATTTCTTTTTTTGAGGAATCATTTCCTGGACACTTTCGTTATACCCAAACTTAGGATTATCGGATTTGAATTTTTTAATCCAAAATTCAACACGATCCATTACAATACCTAAAGATTCGTCTGCATCAAAACGTTCTAACACTTCCCTCTTAAATGAAGTTGTGCCAAAATCTTTTACAGCTCGCTTAATGTATTTTCCGGTACCTAGATTATTAGGATTATCATTAATTGCATATCCTACATAGGTTTTCCCATTGGATATATTTTCTACTTTAAATATAATCATGATCTATAGATTATGTATTCTATATTATATATTAGAGATAAGACAAAAAAACTGGCCCTAGGGCCAGTTTTGTTAAATGTTTAGTTTTAGTTGTTTGGAGCTCCAACGTTTTCTTCAACCCAATGGTCACAACGATAAGTCATTGATAACTGGGCAGCATCGGCTGTTCCATAATCTAAAGAATCGATAAAGTCAGGTGCACCAGTTGGGAAGATGTCCTTACAAGTAATCTTTCTGAAGATATCTCCTGCACGGTTATATTGAACAATGATCATACTTCCTACATAGTCTTTCTTTAATCCCATTTCACCAGTCAATGGATCATAGATTAATTTATACCAGTTTCTCATGGTATTATAGATGTAGTTTTCATTTGCATCATTTAAGTTCAAGGTAAATGCGATAGTAAGATCTACGAAAGTCTGACCAGGCATACCTGCAAAAGAACGGTCTGCAAATTTATATTTTTGACCAATTGCAGCAACTTCAGGGTTTAATGCATTTAAACCTCCAACAGATATAACATGTTCAAGGATCAAACCAGTATCATCACCATTTGGGGTAAAAAGTGTTACCTCAAATAGGTTAGGCTGAATTGGTTCATATCTGTTATTACTTGCCTTTGATTGTGTGTAATGTGGTAATGGCATAGCTTAACTTATTTTTTTATTTATTCTTTCTTTCTTTCTTTTTATTGGAAGTTTCCTGAACTAATTGCTCCAGTTCTTAAAATAGTGGTTCTTTGAACCAAAATTTCCATTCCTCTTACTGGTTCGATGTAAGTATCTAAGATACCAACATTTTGATCAATAACTTCAGGTGTATTATTTGTTTCATCCATTACGTTTCTGAAGTCATATACACCATCGTCATTTTGAACTGTTGATAAGAAGTTATCAGCAAGAGTTTTAATTTCCAATCTTGTTTGAGCAGTATTGAACTCAAATAAGTAATTCTTAAGAATTGCCTCAATACCATCTTGGATGTAGATAACAACCTCTCTTACATTAATTGAACTTAATGCAGATTTTGGAGTTTGTTGAGCAGTTTTATTTGCGAAGATAGTTGGACCAGTTCCACTTTGGAAAATAATTGGATTCAATCCAAATGGTTCTAAGTATTCTCTATCTGATAGGTCAAGATTAATTTCTAATCCTACCACTCCAGTTCCACCTACAACACCTCTACGAACACCTGCAACTAAAGACCAAGGTAATGCATTTTCATACTTTGCAATAAAGTTATTTGATACATAAGCAGCAGGAGGAACGTTAATGTTCTTTCCTAAATCCCTTACAGTAATGAAAGGATAATAGAATGCTCCCCAGCTTCCACCTTGTGTATTAGAAGGTAATGAATATCTAACAGTTGGATTCTTAGAAAGATCTCCACCAGTAGAAATAAATCTAGAGGATAGTGCTCCAGTCGCATCCACGAATGAAGGATCTACGTTAGCCTTAAAGTCTTTTGCAGAAGGTGCATTAACAATTGCAAATGCATTCTTTCTAGTTTGACATAGGTTAGTGTAGATTGCCTTAGATCCACTTTCAATACCGTTACCGAAGGTATCAACCAAATAACGGAAGTTAATTGTTTCTCTGTCAGTTAATGCTTTAAATAGATTTGTTCCACTTAAAGTTCCATTAAGGATAGCATTTTGACGATCATTTGTTCCGTTAGGTACATGTTTGTTAACATCTAATACAAATCCATCGAGAGTAAAGATGTTTAGGTAATCAACCCATGTATCAATTGGATAATAAAGTTCAACCTTCTTAATAGAATTTACGGTTGTAACATTTATCTCAGATTGACAAGTTACAAGTAATGCAGTAGTCCCTACTGGAATAGTTGGGAATTCATTATTTGTTTTACCACCCTGAACCTGATTAATTCTTGTTAATCTTGAGTGTGGTACTGCAACATTACCTTCAAAATGTAAAAGATAATTTCCTACAGCCACAGCAGCAGCATCAGGGTTAGTTGTTGCAATAAGTACTTGGTTAGGCTTAAGTGATGGTTCAGATGATGAATCTGATATGATATCAATTGAGCGATTAAGAGATCCTTTAAGTGTTTGGATATCTAAAGTATTTAATGCGAGTGCAGATCCATCAGAGTTTAAGAAGAATCCTGTGTTACTGTCCATATTAAACTGAGATCTTGGTGTAACATTTACAAAAGAATCTTGTTGATATGGAGTTATTCTAACACTTGGTAAGTAATATGCAGGATCAGAGATTGCAAATTTTGTACTTACAGAAGCAGGTACACCAGTATGAATGAATCCGTAACCAGCAGCATTAAATACTAAATAAGAAGTATATTGATTTGCTCCGTTTTGCCATACTGCCTCATCACCATCAGTAAGAGTTCCGTTAGAGAATGCGCTATAAAGAGAACTTCCGTAAGAACCTATAACATTTGCATTTGTATTTGCAGTTTCAAATTCATGAACTGTGAATCCAAAATCTTCTTCATTTACATAAGTATATGTAGTTCCTAATGTAGTTGGAAAATCTCCAGCCACAATACCACCTACACCAGATAAAACCACAGTAACAACTGTGTTTGTAACATTTACAGAAAGTACAGGAACATATTTAGCACTGATTGCGCCTTTAATATATGAACCTACAGCAGAAGGTGTATTTGCAGCCATACCAGCAAATGCATCATATAAAGGATTCCCTGCAGAACCAATTACAGAAATCTGGATATTTCCACCTGTCAATGTATTAACAGATACAACATCACCAGTTGAAATCGTTGCAGTGTTTACTCCTTGTGGAGCTCTTGCGTAAGCAAGGTCAGATACAATAGCTTCATGATAAGATAGGAAATTAACATCATCCTGAATTCCAGTTGCCTGGGCATATTCAATATTATGTCCGATTAGGTCAATACCACCTTTTACTCCGTCAATTAAAAAATCTCCGCTAAACAGATCTTCGTTAACGGCACAGAATAGGCCAGTGGTTGCAGTATCAGCATTGATTAATTTTTCAATGAATAGGTTATTACCAATAAGATCCACAAAATCAGGAATTAAACATGCAGTATAAGTTGCAATTAAGTTTACTTCTGATTCATTGAAAAACTCTTGTAATTTAGTATCAGTTGTATCAGATGCGAATTTCTTTCTCTGAATACCTTTAGTTGGGTTAAAATATTGTTGGAATGTAGGATCGGCAGTAAATCTGTCATAAGGTGTAGCAGAACCGAAGTCTCCACCGAAGTTACCTTCAATGACAAATACATCTACCATAAAATCAGAGATTAAACTGTTTTTATCTAAGAATCCTGGAACATTTGCAGTTCCGTACCATTCTTCAACAGTAACATTAAAACTAGCAACATTATCATTTGCAGCTTTTCTAACAATTACTGATATTGGATTTTGACCTAAGTTAACAAAATCCAAAAGATCATTAGTAGTTAAAGAGCTAAGTGTGTTTCTGTTTGCTCCAACATTATCTAGGAATGCATCGCTGTCAGGGAAAAAGAATTTGTCCCTGTTATAAAATTTTTGATATTCTCCAGAAGCACCTGCATTATTTTGAGCTTCTGGTGTAGCAGCAGTACCTAATTTAATGTAATCTACATTATCATTAGAGTCTAATGCTAAAAGGTTAAGGGCTAAAATTGGTCCTCTTTCTAATGCAGCTAAGCAGCTTCTATGAAAGTATGAATCCTTTCTTTCGAGGTTTCTGTCAATATCTCCAAATACTTGCTTAAAAAATGCAGTATCTGGTACAAAAACTGGGGTATTAAAAGGACCTTTCTTAGAAAAACCAACAATTAATCTTGTTTGGTTTGCAGGAATGCTAACAACTTGACTCTTGTCAAATTCGAAGCGGTAGGTACCTGCGGCTTTAAGAGAAGCGATTCTTGGATCTAGTGCCATCTTGTATTATATTTTTTTTATTGCTTTTTTTATATATCCACGGCATAGCCACTTTTCTACACAAGATCATAAATATCGTAATTAAGATTTCCTCCCTTAGAGTCCTTTTCTAAGATCTCATCAATCTTAATTTGTAATGATTCATCAACAGTATCATAAATCTCTTCGACAAAGTCAGAGAAGTCTAAAGTAAAGAAAAATTCTGAACTATTTATGCTAGTCATTATAAGATCATCATGACCTAATTGACCTGCATAACTACCATTAGGCATCTTACCAAACGTAGATGCTTCATATACAGTTTTCTTATCTTTAATGATAATCCGATTTTGAGTTATGTATTTCTTAAAGTTTTGGCAAAAGATAGGTTTATTATCTTTTTTAATCTTAAGACCAAAGTTTTTGGTTCTTGCATCAATACGATGTTTAAACTTAACTACCATCTCTTCATCAAATTCATTTCTTTGAGGAAATACAGTTTCAAGTCTCTTAATTAATTCACCCCCAAACATATTCCATTCAATTATCATTTTTACGTTTTCTGAATGAAACATATCAAATGCTAAGATATAAACGGCTTTTGCGAATTCTTCAATAGTATGTTCATTACTTCTAAATCTTCCAACCTGTCTAAGTCTAAAAAAGTCTACGAATGATCCAGGGGATGTTATTCTTTTCCAATCCTGTTCATCCATAATTTCAATCTTAAAGATATTTATAATTGAATAGTCTCCACCGTTTCCTTCTGCGATGTCAATTGAAAACACCCAATAATTAGTATCTTCTTCAATCTCATCAAGACTAAAATCAGGATCCCATAATAAACCTTCATATTCAATACTCTCATCTTCAAACTCAGGCAACTCTCTGTGAACAAATTCCTTTTGATTCTGCTGAAGTTTTTTAAGACTATCTGCACCAAGTAATAGAGAAGAACTTGCTATGAACTGATTTCCGTATTGTCTGTTAAATGCTTCTTCTGAACCAAGGTTAGCAACTTCTTGTCTCATCCATGCCTCATCTCTGCCAGGTACATCCCACCAATCTACTCTAAACGGTGAGTATTCGTTTAATCCCTTTTCAGCTGACGAGTAAATATCATAAAACTTATTGAAGCCATTAGGTGTACTTGTAATAATTACCTTTGAATTTGAAGAAGCAGATACAGTAGGATAAACGTTTTCATAGAATGTTTCCACAAAGTTTTGTGGGATGTGAGCAAACTCATCCATAAATAGCAAATGAATGGTAAAACCAATCGCAGCTTTCTTTGTTGTAGTTTGTCCAATAATACGACAGCCGTTATCAAATTTTGAATTAAATACATCCCACTTAATAACTCCTGGCTTTAAAAAGAATGGTAAGTGTTCAAGAATCGTTTTTCCTTTATCAATAATTTCACGAGTAGTTGCACCTTTGTTAGAAAGTACAAGTGAATTTTTATCAAAATTAAATAATGAATACCATGCAATAAAAATTGATGAACATATTGTTTTACCGATCTGACGAGATGCTAAGCAGCAATTAAATCTTTCTTTTTGAAATTGCCTTAACATCTCTTCTTGATAACCTCTTAACTTAATTGTCTGTAAACCATGATCGGTCATTACAGTACAATAAGTATTGGCAAAATAAACAATATCAGTTGCACATTTCTTTATCTCCCTAATTTCATGAGGCGTATAGTTAAAAACAATATTCCCTTTTCTTAAATTAGGATTCCCTTCATAAAAAGGTGTTGCTTTAGGTTTATAACCTTCTTCTAATGCAAGCATAAGCTGCTCTACCCTTTCAGATGTCCATGAAAAGGATTCTTCTGCAGCTCCAATCTTAAAATCAAATCCTGCGCTTTCTGCTCTAGGTTTCTGTGCCATCTTCTTCTATTATGCCTAAGATATGATTTTCATGTAAAGCTTCGTATTCTTCACCATCTATTCTAAAAATCGTACCCTTGCCTATTGTTTTTATAACTGTTTGTCCTTCTCTAACTTCTTCAGACGAGGACTTAATTACAATACATTTACGGTTGTATTTTTCGGATGGAAGTATAATTCCACCGCTAGATACTTTTTCTTTTTCTATGATCTCTTTTGTAAGAACATAGTTATTCTTCAGATTGATCTCCATCGACATCTTGTATATCTTCTTCGTTAATACTATCTTGTAAGGCCCTCATAAGATCTTTAGTTCCTCTTGCCTTAACTCCAGAGTTTCCACCTTTCTTTTGATTATTATCTACATTATTAGCACCACCGTGATAAACATCAATATCTCTGGATAATTTTTTCGCATTTTCCTCAATTGCAACCATGTACATTGTTTGGCTTTTTATGATATCCAAGAGAGTTCTCTGTAAGTCACTAAGTACTTCAAACATTCTAGGCGAAACATCACCTTCATTAATGGTGTCCATTAAAGTTGAAATAGCAGATTCACTATTTTGCATTTGGCGAATAAGCATGCCTAGGGCATACTCATCTAGCTCTGCTTTAACTTTAATGTATTCATGCTCCTCAATAATCTCTTCACTTAAATAAAACTTAAGAAGATTATTCATAACCCGCTGGGCCTTGTTCTTTGCGGTTTGTAATGCAACAGCCTGTGTTCCTTCTGATTTAACTCTAGGTAATTGTGGTGTATCTTCTAAACCAGGTACCTCATCAGGTAGATCATTTAATAAGTCTCCAAGGCTGTCTCTAAATTTATGTTTAGACTCTTCTTTCATTAATCCTTAATTTAGATTATATATTCTAGCTTATCTAGGATTGGTTTCCTTCTGTAGCAATAGTTGAGGTGCAGCATTATCCAACAATAGAGTTAAGTGAGTATCTTTTACTACATATTGTGATAAAATTAATTCTTGTAATTCTTCCTCTATAGGTTTACTCCAAATGCGAATATTGGTAAGATCCGTTTTACATCCTAATAATTTCCATGAATGCGAATCAGGAATTTCAATTGGATTATACAATTTAGTCTCCGAGAATATCTTTGTTAATTTAGCACTATTTTTAGGATTAATAGCACCGGTCTTATCTAATGTTTCATACCCAAATAAACTTAACTGTTTTGCAATAGAATTAAGATTAATTACAAATGCATACCAATCATTCTCAATTAATGATAAACCTTGTGATTGTAAATTATACTTAAAGTAAGTATCATCTAGCTTTATTATAAACCAATTAGGTGTATATGTAAATTCAACCAATTGGGCAGGTGGAATAAGAGAGGTTTCATAAATCATAAAGGTATTACTTGCTTCTCTATTAAATCTTGGTGTACCCTGAAATGTGTTATCAATATAGTCCGTATCTATGTCAATACTTGTTGTTCCTATTGCAGTTATTTTATGAATACCGTTATATGATGTTGTACCAGACACCTTAATCCAATTCCCTACTGCTAATGCTTGTTGGTTTGTTGGTAAACCTGCAGTATTTAGTTTTACCTTTCCACTGGTACTACTTATACTTGTAATTGCAACATTTATTCCAATAGGATTTGTATATTTAGGTCTTACCCAAAATGTAAACGCTCTATCATCGGTTGTTTTCCATCCTTTATTGTATCTGTACTCTACTCCTTCAACTCCAGTTTCCATTGAAGATAATTGATAATGATACTTTGATATGATAGTCCAATTATTATAAACATTCTCTTCTTTAATTAGAAGTTTCTTATCAAGAATTCTTCTAACATAATCATTACTTAAAGATCCTATAGTGTTATATTGATTAGGCTTTCTTACATCATCATATTCTTTATTAGCTTCTTCACCAAACTTAGATTCAAGATCACTTACCAATGCATCCTTTTGCGCTTCTATGTTTTTATCAGGATAAAGAACAGCTGTTCTTTGCTGATAAGGAACAAGACTTACTCTCCAATATGAACCTGTATATAAAAAGTCATCGGCTTCAGCAACAGCATCAACCTCATACATTCTATTCATATATTGTTCAAAGTAGAGATAGTCTCTCATTTGTGGTTTTGCACCAACTCCAAATACCTGTTCAAATGCAGACTTAACAATATGAACTTCAAATTGTACAGGAAAATCCATCATAAGAGGATTATACTGTATCTCTCTAGTAGGTAACTGATTATCAGGAAACATTATCTTAACATCAGCAGTTGAAGTAACATTAAATAATGAATATTCTTTTAAGATAACATCTTTACTTCTTTGGTCAGCAGCAGTCTTAAAGTACTTAACACAAAAACCAAACAGATTTGAAGCAACTGCAGATAATTGATTATACATCTGAGAAGCTCTAGATAAATCATAAGGATTCCAAGAAGATCCACAGCAATCAATAACTAGGTTTTGTGCACCTGACATTGAGCCGCTATCACAACAATTAATCTGTGGAATTTTACAAATCACCCCACCGTCTGTAACTATTTCTAGTGAGATAGACTTAAATTCTAGGGTGCCGTCGCCCACCTGTTCATACTTATACTGCGCCCAAAATGGATTAATCGGATTAAGTAATAAACTCTCTAGATTCGCATTAGTTAAAGAGACCCAATCAGAATATGTAACACCATCAATTCCCCATCTAAACGATTTATTAAAATAAACCGATGTAGATTCTCCTACAGTTTGATCGCTATAGCTTAATACCTCAACAACATTTTTGTAAGGTTCTTGCAAGCTTATTAAAATAGCATCGCCATTCTCATTTGTTGTTGTTCCTATAACGGCCATGTATTAAGAATTTATTTGTTCTATTTCTTCTTCAACTTCAACTACTTCCTTCTTAAAAGTTTCACCTAAAATATATGAACCTACAAAGGGTGTTAATGCTGCGAAGTATGCACTTACTCCAATAAGATCTGCGCCATTTACGATTACCCATAAACCTACGGCTAACCATAATCCGATGGTAATGTACATCATTACTTCTCTTCTACTATTAGGGCCAGGTAAAAATATTGAAGAATTTTTACTTTTACGAACGCTTTCGCCAAAAATGTATGAAGCAACAAAACCAGTTAAAGAAACAAAATATGCTGCTAGTGCAGTAAAATCCGTTTCAAAATAAGTTGCGGTAATACCAACTGCTAACCACAAAAATACTATTAGGTATGTTACGCATTCGCGCTTAGACTCGCAACATCTCCTTAAAAAACTTTTCATAAGACCTTTTTGTTTATATATTCCTTAATAAGGAGTATAGTCTGTCTTAACCATAAGTGTTGGATCGTCTTCTTCTAATTTTTGATCAATATGATCCAGAAGATCAAATGTGCTAAGAGTACCGTCAATCTCAAGTTGACCTAAAATTTCAAATAAAAGAGATGCCTTCATATAAAAGTAAGGAGATCTTTCCAAATACTTATTAGGCATTATCTTGTATTCAATTATCTTTTTATTAATGATATCAAGTTGGCTTCTAGTAAATACTTGTGTTAAATCAAAAATGCCTTCTTCTATTTTGAAATAGAAGCTCATAATATCTTTATTTTCAATTCTTACTACTCTGGAAAATTTCTTATCATAAGAAATACTGAATGTCATCCATTCAAGATTTTCCAAACGGTCCATTATTGACCAGAGAAAGGTAACCGAATTTGGTTTATTACCAGGCATAGAAAATAGGCCATCCGCCTCGGCCTTGGTAATCTCCATGTTTAGTCTCTTATTGCCCTTAATAGCAGACTTAAAAGACTCCACATCAACGGTGAATAGATTTTCATCACCGGATTCATTCCAGTTTTTACACTCTTTTATAACTCTTGAAATGATAATACTATCAATGTGATCAAACTTATAAAGAGTAAAGTAAATGTGAGTTGGAATACCTAACTCAAACTTATTGTCGATTAACATCATTTCCCATCTGTTTTTCTAATATATCTATCGCGGTTCGGACTTCTGATGGGTTATATTTTAGGCATTCTTTAAACTCTCTATGACCAATTTCATTAAATTTCATATAAAGTTCTACTGCTTTAGGATCTGGTGTCCATTGCTTTTCTTTTTCTTGTTTCTTTACCTTTGTGTAAATAAAGCCTGGAACTTTATTAAATTTTGAAGCAACCATTCTCCATGCTTCTGCTTGTCCCACTGGATCAATTTTAAGAGTATTAAAAAGGTTTGCCTGAATAGGAAACTTAATACTCATAAAACGATTAGTCATAAATGAATTGCGAGATTTATCATAACTTGATACTTTATCCCATTGTGCATCCTTTCCAAATAAAACCTTTATGTAGTCAAATAATTGCATACTCCTTTTTTATTATAAGCTAAACACCTATTTTTGTTTTAGGTGAACATCCTAAAACAATAGAAGTTTTGAATGACTGTCTAAGATAAGTTGGAATCTTATACTCCTTATAAATTTCTTTAAAGATAGGATCCCATTTACTCTCATCCAATTCATAATCCATGAAAGGAATTTCTTTCTGACCTCTATCATTGATAATAGCAGTTTCAACTAAATAGTCAAAGTCACCACTCGGGGTTGATTCCTTAAAAAGACGACGATAACATTCCATCATTGCCTCTTCTATTTTCTTTTCCATTCTTGGCGTCATATTAAAAAATCTTTCCTTTTTGTTTACGATCTGTTATAAATGAAAAGTCAGAGTCATCTTCATCGTCCTTAAAGATCTTTGATGAAACTGCGATTGAAGTATCTTCTGTTTTATATGAACTGTTTTCTAAGATAGCTTTCATTGAAGAAACTCCATTAATCTTTAAAACATTAAGATTAATTTTTGATTCTATAGAGCGAAACATTTCGTCTAGGATACCTTCTGGTATTGACTCAGCAGAAAGAACCATAAGATTTACATTAGACTTAATATTGGAGATGATCTGTTCTCTGCTCATATGTTTAGCCTTCATAACCCTAATAGTGATATTGGCAAGATCGGTAATAAGCTCATCATTATAAAGATACATATGTGAAAGTACACCATGTTTTAATTTGAATTCAGAAACAATCTCCTCTGCTTTCTTTTCACTAATTCCATAACGACGATCCTTAGATACATACCAATACGCAGGTGTAACATTATCACCGGCGTCACCAGTAAGAACCTTTCTAAAACGAAACTCCTCCGGATCAACCTCTATGATATCGACCTTTTTCTTTTTTACCAAAACCTGTAATAATTTCTTTGCCTGGTTTTCCGGAGAAACAGAAACCTTCATAAGATCAAAAATATCAGATGAAGTTTCTTCTTGTTCAGAATTCATCCATTCAGAAAATCCTTGATATGTATAAAGTTTTTTATGTGCTGGTGAAAATAAGATAGTATGAGTATCTTGATTTTTACAAACCAATTGAACAAGATCACGGTCACCAGTAAACATAATTACTGATTTGTTATTAGCCAATGATTCTGTATTCCATGCATACATTAAATCATCACCTTCAGCACCATCAATTTTGGAAACAATAACACCCTGACGAACCAAGAGAGCAATAAAGTCTTCTGATACTTTAGAAAAGTTTTCCCAGTTAATAGTGGAATCCTGTTTACGATTTCCTTTATAGTCTGCCTCTGGGTAAAAGTCTTTACGCCATGAACGTGAATCTACCGTCCATACAATTTTATCAATAAGACCTTCAAATAATCTAACCTGATATGCAAAGTCAGTTGCGAGCTTTGTCATAAAGGATTGCGACTCTTCGGAAGAACCTAGTAATTCTTTAGACTTACCTAGACGAGGCAAGACATATAATGTTCTGAACAGAAAATAATTTCCATCCACAACAAATGTGTGTCTACCTGTTTTTTTCATCTATTATAGTAATTTATTTAATAATAACAGGTCAAGGATTAAACTGAAAGTTTATAATAAAAAACTCTTCTTCAATCTGTTCTTGTGATTGATTAGGTCTTTCTCTCTTAAACTCCCAAAATCTTTTTACTGCTTCACCTAATGCAAAATGATTAGGATATCTTTTAATTAATTCATTTAGAAAATTGTCTGACATATTATGCACCATTTAATATTGATTGCAATTCATAAATACAAGCGAGCATTGATACAGCAGGATCAATTACAAGTTGTCTTTGCGATTGATACTTTGAAACCGTTACAATAGTTTGTGGTATGAATTGAATATAAGAAGGCCTTTCCTGTTGTATGTATTCAATAAATTCAGCACCTAGGGAAGAAAGTACATCATCTACTCTGTTTGCATAATTTGATAACATATATTGATAATTTTTTACCGGGTCAGTATTATCAATAATCAGATCATAAACATCTTTATAAACCGAACTAAATTTTTTGATATCTTCAACGGTAATAGTTTCCTTACCTTGAGACTTAAATCCTTGTAATTGATTAAGCATATTACGAAGATCCGGAAATTTTCTTTTTACTAATTCAACGGCTGCATGTTTATCAATTCCAATTCCTTCTTCTTTACAGATTTGAAGTATTCTCATTATGTAACCTTTCATGATTTCGGTTTCCTCTTCCTTAGTAAAATCAAAATCAATCATTTCAAATCTTGACTGAATTGGATCTGGGACTTTATTGATGTAATTACATGTTGCAATAAATCTAGCATTAGATGCAAATTGATCCATAGTAGCACGAAGTGCTTTAAAGAATTGATCAGATACTCCATCAATCTCATCTAGGATAATAACCTTAAGTTTACCAGGTTCATCCATAATTGAACGATTTGCACAGAAGTCAGTAATTCTATTTCTTACAATATCAACAGATGTATCAGTTGATGCATTAATGTAAAGATATGGATGCTTAAAATGTTTCACTAAAGCTTTAGCAGCAGACGTTTTTCCTGTACCTGGACTACCATGTAAAAGAAGATGTTGATAAACACCCTTAGATAACTTATCTCCTACTCTCTTGGGGGTAATAAGATCATCTAGGTTTTGTGGCCGATACTTTTCAGTTAAAAGAATATTCTGTACATTTCTCATAATAAGATATAGTTTATTTTTATATGCAATCTAAAAGGATAGTTTTACTAGAGATAAATAAAAAAATCAAATAAGACATTGATAAGAAGAGTACGAAAAATACTAGGGAATGATAGAAGAGTCCCGGTAATTAAAGAGAATAAAGGATTACCACCAACCGTGGTAAAAAAGGGATCTTCTGATGATAGGATAGGTAGAATAACTATAAGTAATGATAATGTACCAATCGTACAGAGAAGAAATCTTAGCATTACTACAACAGGAGAAGCTACAAAAAGACCAATAAGTAAAGTTGATCCTATCTTGGCAGGAGAAACTGTTTTTATTATTGGTGGAGGTCCATCACTTATGGACTTTAATTGGAATGCTCTCTATGGTAAGAAAACTATTGCAATTAATAAATCGCTGCTTTCATTTCCTCAAGCAAATGTTCTCTACTGGACAGACTCACGTGTATATTCATGGATGAAAAATGAAATTGATAATTTCAAAGGGCCTAAATATACTATAAGAGATCATCCATCATATGTAGGAGATATTAAGATTTTAAGAAGAGGAAATAAATTTGGTTTAGAAGAATCAAAAGATACTCTTTCTCATGGAAATAATAGTGGTTATGCTGCAATTAATCTTGCATATCATTTAGGAGCAAAAAGAATTATTTTATTAGGATATGATATGGGTAATGATGGAAGAAGAGGACATCATCATGATGGATACCCAGTACCTGTAACTGGTGATGATATTTATAGAGATCAGTTTGTACCAGGATTTAGAGTACTTGCAGATCTACTTAAAACAAAAGGTATTGAAGTTTATAATGCTTCTCCTAGAAGTCTATTAACTGTTTGGCCAAAGATTACAATTGAAAAAGCATTAACCTTTAAATGATCTTCTAATATGTGTTATAAACTCCCTTTGTTCACCTTTTAGAAGAGATTTACAGTGTTTAGTAAAGTTAACAGATGAATCTATTACTCTTTGATCAACTCTTTTATTCCGTGAGTTATGAGCCTCAGAACATTTATTACATACAAAGTTCTCAATCTTCTTTGAATCCATTCTTGCCTTAATGTCTGTACTACAAATTGCACAGTTCCAATCTATAACATTAGAGTCCGCCTCAACCTCCTTTATTGTAGTAAAAGTTTCTCTAAAAGGATTCCAGAGAATCTTATTAGGATTTTTTTCATGATCATTCATATCCTCAACCTTAAATATGATCTCATATGTTTGTGGATCTGGATCCAACCACTTAAGATAGTCATTCTCTACCATGAATCGTTGCTTTGAAGGCGGCAGGTTCTCTAAAAGAATACCATGCCGCCTTCTATACCATCCAAAGTTTATTTTACGAACTTTATACATTTACATTTTTACTTAATCTTCTAAATTTATCAGTAAAAGATTCACCAACATATTCATATGAATTGTTTTGCGGTGTACCTTCCTTTTCAGCATCAACGGCTGCCTTTAGATCATCTTGCGCAACATTAAGAGCAGATTGTGCAGCGGCAATATCATCAGAATTACCACCTAATTTTGCTTTTTCTAATTCTTCCGCTTTAATTTGTCTTTCAATAGCTAAAACATCAGGATGATTTTTTGAATTAAGCTGGTCTTCTTTAGTCTTTTTATTATTTTTTAAACCATCAATCTTAGCATCTATAGCGTTTATCTTTTCAGTATTATCTTCACCTTCGGGCTTAGTTTCAGCTGCAGGTTTAGTTTCACCTTCGGGCTTAGTTTCAGCTGCAGGTTTAGTTTCACCTTCGGGCTTAGTTTCAGCTGCAGGTTTATTATCCTTTACCTTAGGCATCTCTTGTTGTTGTGGCTGTTCTTGTGGTTGTGGTTCTTCTGCTTTAGGTTCTCCGGCCTTTTCATAATCCTTAATAGTCTGTTCTGCCTTAGCAGCTTGTGCATTAAGTTTCTTTATTTGGATCTTAAGCTGTTTAGTTTCTTCAGCATCAGCGGCCTTAAGAGCAGTTTCAGCAGCGGCAACTTTAGCCTTTGAAATAGCAAGAGATTTAACGGCTTGTAAACCTGGGCTCGTTGCAAGAGTATTCATACGGTCAGAAATAGCACTGGCCTTATCGGTAAGAGCCTGGTTCTTTGCAGCATTAGCCTGCTTAAGAACCTCCTTTTTATCTGCATCTACTTCTCCACCAGATGCCTGTACCTTCTTTTCATAGTCTACATTATTAAGAGCCTTTTGAACCAATGCCTGTTGGTACTTTTTGGCATTATTCTTAATCTTCATAAATTTAACAGGATTTTGGAAAAGGGCACCTGCTCTAGTTTGTGCAGGTTTAGGCGCAGCTTCATTTATCGCCTGTTCAACCACGCGGTCAAGATGAGCCTCTAATTTAATTTCGGCTTCTCTAATTATTCTGAAGTGTTCAAAATTGACAAGTTCTTTCATTTCTTATTATTTTTTTAGTAATTTATATATTCCAGACCCTAGAGCAAAAAAAGGTTCGCCGAAGCGAACCTTTTTCATTTAGTATTTATTTGAATTTAGCCTTCAACAGGGAACTCTACTTCTCCACATGCGGTTGCACTCCAAAGCTTATATAACCAATTCTCTAATTCCGTGTGGTCTTGTTCTTTAAAAAACCATTGGTTAAAACAGTCAGGTTCTGCCCAACCCCACATATTACCTTGAAATACGTTATACCACATAATACTATAAAACTTTTTCCAATCATAACAGAATCTCTCCGCAGTGGCTAAGATAGCAACATATGTATTAGGATATTTACCTGCTTCCTTAACTTGACCACAGGGATTATTTTCAAAGAAATTTCTAATAGGATCCCCTGGAGGATCTTTTTCAGTTTGTGTAAAGTAGAACTGTGGAACTTCCCAACCTTCTACGAAAGTTGTACCAAAGAAATCAGGTCTCTGATCAACAATATCCTTAAAGTCATTAAGATCTTGGAATCTGGTACCCTGTTGAGGAGTTGGTACATATTGGAATGTCATATTAACAATAGGATCTCCAGGATTATCAATTTTAAGATATGCCGCAGCTTGATTTGAGTAGGGAACATATGCTCTTATAATTGAACTGGTACCGATCTTGGGGATAATTGCCTGGAATGGAAATGCCGTGGCCGGAGCCTTGGTAAATGTATACTGCTGAATACCATATCCATTAGGAACTTCTCCAAATGGAGTAGCAGCCAGCCATGTACCTACTTGTACTAAGTTATCAAATCGTGTAGCTGCCCATGGATCATTTACAAATTCAACATACCAAGTAGCTGGTGCATCACCAGGATTATAAACATAAATGTATGCTCCAATATCATATGAAAAGAGAACCGCAGTTCTATCTAATACGTTACCTGATTTTTGACCACCTGCAACATTTGGGGTTGGAGAACCTCCAAAATCAGTTGGTATAGGAGAGTCAGAAAAGAACTTATCTTTGATTTCATACCCATAGGCTGCATCAAACATGGTTTTATTTTCATCACCCCACTGATTAGGATACCAGTTAGTTGAAGGTATCTGTGAATCTAGTGTATTAAGATTCGTGTATCTAGTTGCATACTTAGTAGAAGATAAATCGATAGTATCGGCTCTAACTCCTAACTCGGTGTTTTCTACTTTTAGCCATCTACCAGCATCTAATGCTTTAATAACGGCTGCTCTTGATAATGCCATAGCTCAATTTTTATTTTTATATATCTTTTGAGCCTAAAAATTTTAGATGTAGTTATGCCGCAAAGTATAACCATTGAATTTCCCAAGGATATGGGTTAATGGTAGGATCGCCAATTGGTGTATCGGTTAAATAGTATTGAAGCTCAACAATATTAACCCATTTAGTCGCATCATTAGGATTAATAACCCATGTCCAAGTAACCGCTGAAGGATCACCACCGATGGTACCAGGATCTATTGCAATGTATTTATCTTGGCTAAAATTATAAAGAACAGCTGCGCGGTAAACTCCTTGTGACATATTGTTATTTTTGTTTTATATATTAAGAAAAAAAAAGGTCCGCCGAAGCGGACCTTTTCAAACAGTATGATTACTATTGATTAGATAATATCAACTCCGTTGAAGTTGAAGTTCAATACATAGTACATAGTTTGTGGGTGGAATCCAGCGTCTACTAAGTCGAATCTAGATTTAACCGCGATCTTAGGAGCCATAGTTCCTTCTGCGATTGTCTCAACAGATTCAGCCATTAAGTAAGGCATGAATACCAAACCAGGAGAGTTACCATCACCTTTACGACCTACAGCGATCTTAACATCGTTAAAGTCTCTGTTTGGATCTACATAAACAGTAACACCTGCGATAGCTCCAATTGGATAAAGAGAACCACCAGCTTGGTTAACTGTGTTAGAAAGAGGATAAGCAACGAATCCAGCGATGTCCTGAAGAGCAGATGCCATCTTACCGCCAGTTACAGCGAAAGTAGCAGGTCCTCTACGGCCACGAGTAGCGATCAAGTTAGAAGCAGCAAGAACCTTAGTAAGGATTCTACGTTGCAATGTACCTTGAGTTTCGCCACCACCACCAACTGATACAGAAGTAACAGTTACAGAGCGGTTAACACCAGTATTATCAGTTCCAAGAGGAATAGTAACGGCACCGGTAGCACCAGTAGTAAATGCAGCTGAAAGAACAGTGCTATCTACCTGAGATACTTGGTAAGCGTTAGTTACGCCATTCTTGAAGATTCTATCCAAGATATACTTGTTGATAGACTGAGTCAATTCGTTAACTAATACAGCTTCTACTTGAGCAACTGCATCGATACCGAATTGCTTAAGGTCTTGTACTTGTTCGCGAGTTACAGCGGCAGCAACTTGATAAGTTTTAGCAGCAACTGATTTGTTGAACAATGATAGACCCATGATGTTGTCTGGAGTAGATTCTCCATCTCCTCTTTGATAAGGATCAGTGCTATTAATAGACTCAGCAAAGGTAGGAATACCAGTTGCAGGGTTATTTTCAGCGAAAGCATT